AGAGGGAGGGGTTATGACTATACATGGAACAAAGGGAAATGTGGGTAAAAGGCATTGGCTTCACGCAAGAAATTCGGCGGATGCAGTAATCTTTTTGTTAAAACATCCTATTGTAAAGGATAAGGTACACATAGTTGGAGATGTTGAGATGGACAACTTGCAAATGTTTAAACTGGTTGCAAAACATATGGGTAAAGAGGAGGTTTTGGAAGGCAGGGATTATGTATATCTAGATTTTCATAGCACTAGACCTGGGCATGATTCCCGTTATGCAATGAGTGGTAAAAAGTTAGCAGAATTGGGTTGGGTTGCACCAGTAAGTTTTGAAGATAGTATAAAAAATACTGTTGAGTGGACATTAAAACACCCAGAGTGGATTAAATGATTTGACAAAAGGTAAAAATTAGTTTTATATTGGATATAATTTGTTTACCTACTGCCACCAATGGGAAAAGAAGCTGACTATGTAACCTCAAGTATAGGAGAAGTAGCGTTTTTATTATGGCATCAGATTTATCCAGATGATTTAACCTTTAAACCCTTTGTTGGCTGTGTTTATCACAATCCTCATGTTAATTGGGGAGAGATAATAAATTCTTATTGGCTAGGAGAGAAAATACCTTCCTGTGAGCTATCGGAGTGCATAGTGGTAGCAAAAAGAATGCTAGACAAGGGAGAGATAAATAAAAAGTGGTACAGAGAAATGAGAGAAGCGATAGAAGATATTAGGGAAGATTATGTCTTTCCAGTTGTTTAAAATGTTATTTAAAATGGTATAATATATAGAGATGTTTGAGGATTTTAGAATTAAGAATTAAAGAGTAAAAATGAGATACTATATTTATAATCATCATGATTTTTGGCAATGGGGCATCCCTGATAACGAACTAATGGAGAGTGAGGTAGTTTTTATGTGGGCAGATTTTCCATTTAGAAATGAGGTAAAGACATTACAATCTATGGGTAAAAAGGTGATAGTTTATGAACATGGTTTTGGTTCGTTGTTTGATTACGAGTTAGATGACAAGGATTTTATTGCTGATGGATATTTAGCACTAGGAGATGAGAGTAGGGATTCTTTGGTAAGAGCTGGGGTTGATCCTAAGAATGTTTTAGTTACAGGCAATCCCATATATGATGACATTAAAAAGAGTAAACATACAGGTAATAAAGCTTTATATGTGGCACTACATTGGTTTAGGGATGTTCAGGAGTACAATCAGATAGTATTTAACCAGTTAAGAGAAGCATACCCACAGTTTGATTGGACAGTTAAACTAACCGATAAGACTGGCGATATATCAGCACCAAAGAAGTGGTTTAATAATGTAGAAGATAACATTTTAGAAGATATAAAAGAGAAACTTCCTAAGTATGACATGGTATTTACACCGTTTTCTTCCACTTTTGAGAGCTTTGCTAGGCTTATGGGAATACCTGTTTATGTAGTTGATGAAGAGGAGACCTATAAAGAACTAGGAGACCCTGTTAGAGTACCAATAAACAACACATACCTTAAGATAGGAGATAAACTTCCTAAACAGAAGCCTATTAACATGAGTAAGTATATAAAGCGACCAAGTTTAAGTTTAGAGGAGATACTAGAGTGGATAAAAAGACTTTAAAACATTTAGATCTATTTAGTGGTTATGGTGGATTTACAATACCAGCCAGTAAGTACGGTATAGAAACAATTAACTTTAGTGAGATAGACAAGTATGCAACAGCAGTTCTCAAATACAGATTTCCAAGCATTACAAACCTCGGAGACATTACAAAAATCAAAGGAGAAGATTTGCCAAGTGTTGATATTATCACAGGGGGAAGCCCTTGTCAGGACTTATCAGTTGCTGGAAAAGGTGCTGGACTCAATGGAGAAAGAAGTGGATTATTCTTTCACTTCATCAGACTCATTAAAGAAAAGCAACCTACTTATTTTGTCTGGGAAAATGTTAAAGGAGCTCTTAGTTCTCAAAGAGGCTGGGATTTTGCAAGAGTGCAAATTGAAATGGAACAAGCTGGGTATGATGTATGGTGGCAGGTTCTCAATGCCAAAGACTTCGGAGTGCCACAAAATAGAGAGCGTATCTTTGCAATCGGTATTAGAAAAGGAAGTGGACGAGAAATACTATTTGAGCAGGGAGAGTCAGGGCAAGATACTATCAAGAATATAGGAAATGTATACCCATCTGGGGGTGAGAATGGTCAGGTATTAGACCCAAGCGGAATAAGTAAAGCAATTAAATCTGGAGAAACAAATACTAAAGGAAATGGCGGTATAGGTTCTAGCAATAGCCCTAAGATAATTGTGCAAACGGGACATGACGGAACAAACATCTATGGAACAGATGGAATAGCAACAACACTAAAAGCACTAGGTGGTGGACAAGGAGCAAAGACTGGGTTGTATGCAATATACAGGGGTAGACCTAATATGCCATACGAGAAAGGAAAAAGGACACTAAAATACGAGAGATATGATAAAGAATGTCCTGCACTTACACAAAACTGTGCGACTGGAGACCAGAAAAATATGGTTGCAGTACCCAATTCAAATGGCAACATACACTCACTAGATGCTAACTACTGGAAAGGGAGTAACAATCCCAATAAAAGCAGAAGAAGCCAAATTTTAGTTTCAAAAAAAAGAAGAAAAGAATATAGTTTACAGGAACAAAGCCCTGCACTTACCTCCCATTACAGGGGATTTCCAGATGGGGATGGTAGACCTGCAGTTGTAATACCTACACAATTAGGAAATAGTAAGAATTTTGGAAATAGTATGGGTGGAGATAGTGCATTTACATTAGGAGCCTCTAATCCTAATGAGATAATAGAAGAAAATAAAGAACCTCCAATTATGGTTTCTAGTACACAAGCACATTCGACTAAAATGAAAAATCTCTCTCCAACATTGCCAGAAGCAATGGGAAAAGGTGGTGGGCATATTCCTATGAAACTAGAGAATATGGAAACTAGAAAATCAACACCAGTAGCAATTCCAGTTCTTACTCCAAACAGAGAAAACAAAAGACAAAATGGAAGAAGATTTAAAGAAGATGGAGAACCAAGCTTTACAATAACAGGACAAGACAGACATGGGGTTTTTAATGGTGTACGAATTAGAAGATTAACACCAGTTGAATGTGAAAGATTAATGGGTCTTGAGGATAATTGGACTGCCAAGGGAATAATTGATGGAAAAGAAATAGACATAAGTGATACCCAAAGATATAAGATGTGTGGTAATGGTGTTGTTGTTAATTGTGTTGATTACATATATAACTTAATAAGCAAAACATTATGAGTGATGACATAAGCAAGCCCTATACAATAACTACTAAAGAGACCAAGAAGAACTACGAGGAGGGTTGGGATAGAATATTTGGTCAGAAGAACAAACTTAAAAAACAACTGCATCAGATAAACAGTCAGAGGCACAAGATAATAAACGGTATACAGGCCAAAGGAGGGAGAACTAATACTAGAGAATTAGAGTTGCTATCTCTTAAAAAGAAGAGAGAAAAAATCTTGAGAGAGTTAGATAACCTAGAATAATGGTATAATAGTATATATGTAAATACTTAACCTATAACTAGGGCAAATATATGGCAGATTCTGAGAATAAAAACAATGTTCATAAACAAAGGATAGCTATGAGAGAAGCCATATTGACTTGTCTTGTGCCAGAGGATGTCGCAGACTTAGTAAGAAACTTGATTAACATGTCAACAGATCCAGCGGTTAAGCCTACTGACAGAATAGCGGCAATAAGAACTATCTTTGAGTATGCAGTACCAAAACCAGAGAGGGCGGTTGATGTAACATCTGGAGGAGAGAAATTATCATCAGGAATTATTATTCAATGGGAGGAAGATGAAGATATACAGACCACATAAATATCAGAGAAAGTTCCATAGTAGCAATTCAAGGTTTAGGGCTTTTATAGCGGGTCGCCGTGGGGGTAAGACAGTAGCGGGGACAATGGAGGCATTAGCTTTTGCTTATGGAGAGAGTATAGACAGAAAGAAGAAGATACAAACACCTACGCATGGGTGGATCATATCACCTACTTATCAGATGTTAAAAGACATTAACATACCAGTATTGATGGATTGGTGCGACCCAGAGGTTATTAAAAGTTGGAATAAGTCAGATAACAGACTAGAGTTTAAGAATGGAAGTACAATAACTTTAAGAAGTGGTGAGAACCCAGACAGGTTAAGGGGAGTAGGTTTGGACTGGGTGTGGTTAGATGAGGCTTGTTTTATGAGTAAGCAGGTGTGGGAAGTAATTTATCCTGCACTAACAGATAAGAATGGTGTGGCGTGGGTAACAACAACACCACAAGGATATGATTGGGTGTATGAGACATTTTATAAACCTGCTATACAGAAAGAGCCTGGATTTGAAGCATGGAAGTTTACTACACTAGATAACCCATATATTGACAAAGGTTTAGTAGAACAGGCAAGAAAAGATTTAAGTGATATGATGTTTAAACAGGAGTATTTAGCTTCTTTTGAGAAGTTTGAAGGACTTATATATCCAGACTTTAATGAGTTAAGACATTGTAGGGAGAGCGAGAGAGCAGTAACAGACATATACTTTGTAGGATTAGATGTAGGTTGGAACCACCCAACTGCAGGTCTTTTGATTAAAGAAGATATTAATGGAAACCTATTTGTCATTGATGAGTTTAGAGAGCAGTTTCTAACAGCTAAAGACATCAGTAATCAGTTAAACGGAATGCTTATCAGGAATGGATTAAGAGAACAGGATATACAAATGTTTGTTATTGACCCAGCGAGTAAAGGAACACAGCAGACAAGTGGGCAAAGTATGATGTTCCAATTACAAGAGGAGGGTTGGGGATTTGTTCCTGCAAACAATGATGTTATGGCTGGTATTAACAGGGTAACTAGAATGTTTAGAGAAAACAAGCTGTTTATATCAAAAAGATGTAAAAACTTAATTGAAGAATTGAACAACTATCATTGGAGAAAGTGGAACGAAGAAAAGGATACTAGTAGAAGTGAGCCGTTTAAGCTAGGAGAGGACGAGTGCGATGCTTTAAGATATGTTGTACACTCAAGACCAGACTACTTTGAACACCCTAAGGTTAATATATATGGAGAACTAGAAAAAGAAGAAAATGATGACGAAGTTGATATTAACGAGTCTATAGACAATTTAATGTCAGGAGACAGTTTTATCTAATATGTTATAATTGTATATATGGAAACAACAGTCATAGTTTTGTGTATTTTACTTGGTATAGCAGTAGTAGCTCTTGGAGTTATAGCCTCTCTGCAGATAATAACAGGCTCTAGTGAGAGAAAAGAGTTACAAAAATTACTTAAAGCAAGGGATTTACCAGAGTTTACTACTTATGGAGAAAAACCCGAAGAAGAAGAAATAGAAGATACTAGTAATCTAGTGGAACTGGAGAATATGGATACGGTCATTCAAGAAGCAATAGAAAAGACTTTTAAGAACAAGGAATAAAGAACGAGGATTATTAATCTAGTTTGATATACAAATGGCAAGAAGCACAGCTCAGGATTACGAGGAGAGAGGTCGTAAAAAGAAGTACGACAAAGAATATTGGTTATCTTACACAAAAGAGAAATTTGATGAGAGTAGGAATTGGAGAGGCAATAATGTTGAACTTCAATGGTTTGTGAACTACATGTATTACAAGGGTAACCAGAATCTCAAGTATGATAAAGTAACAGGAACATTTATAAAGGATGTTAGAAACCCATTAACCTTTTACATCAATCACACCTATATGGTTTGTAGGGCTGTTAGAAATGCAGTCATGAAGGCTAATCCAACTTGGGATGTAGACGCCTTGCCTTATGGAGAATTAGACAACGATACTTCTAGAATATTGGGGGAATATTTGGCGTTCCAGTATGACAGGCTCAATTTAGAAGAGAAGGCTAACAAGGCTTTGCTTTATGGACTGCTTTATGGTTTAGGAATATTCCAGTATGGATATGATGACAGATTAGACAATGGCGAGGGTAATGCTTGGATAGAAACGCTAGACCCGTTTGATACTTACATTGACCCGTATTGTACTAGCATAGAGGATGCTAGGTATGTGATAAAGGTTATGAGTAAGCCTTATGAGTTGTTAGTTGACAACCCTAATTATGATAAAAAGGTAGTAGAGAACTTAACAACAACTTCTACTTTAAGCGAGAGTGATTATAAGAATCTTATTCTTAACAACGAGAACAATATCAGTAACACCAGTAAGAATGTAATATTGCACGAAGGTTGGTTTGTAACCAAAGAGGGAATAAGAGTAATAACTACAAGCCCACAGAGTAATGAGATTTTAAGGAATGAGTTAACCACCTTTAAGAAGTTGCCTTTTGAGCTTTACCAGCCTGATATCAATGTAGGTGGTATTTATGGTGAGGGTTGGGTAAAAAACATTGTACCACTCAATAAAGCAGCTAACTATTTAGAGACTTCAAGACTTGAGTATAATATTCTTATTAACAAAGGAAGGTTACTTATTCCTAAAGGGGCTGGAGTAAAGAGTGTTACTAATCAGAATGGGGAGAAGATTTACTATAAAGCAGGGTTCAAGCCAGAGTTTCTGCCTACACCCCCAATGGGAAGTGATGTGGATAGACAGATAAATGCACTAGGGACATATATACAGCTGATAGGTGCTGCTAATGAAGCCTTTATAGGACAAACACCAACAGGAGTAAAAAGTGGTATTGCTATTGAGACTTTGATTGCTTCTAATTTTAATCAGTTATCAGACTTAGTTAATAATTTGGCTAATACTTTGGCAAAACTTGGAGAAGACATACTACAATTAGGATACGAGTATCAGTTACTTACAAAGCCATTTAGAGCTTCAAGTGGAGAGTATTACGGAATATTGGGTGGTGGATTAGAACCAAAGGAGATGGAAAGACTTATGAAGGTCGTAAGTATACCAGCAAACCCAGAGGTTAAAGTAAAGATAACAAGCGGCGTGGCACATACCAAAGAAGCGAAGAGAGATATTCTAATGACTTTAAGAGCGGGTGGAGATGTTAGCAGACAGACCCTACTAGAAAACTTGGGTATTGACCCTAAGGTAGAGCAAGAAAGAATAGTACAAGAGCAGACACCACAGGGATTACCACAAGGAATGCCAGAAGGGATAGAAGGAATAGACCCTAACGCACCACTACCAGAAGGAATGGAGTTACAGGTATAGGGTGTTACGAATGTGTTATAATTAAGTAAGAGATTGTCTTTAGTATGCAGCAGGTCCATCCTCGGCCTGTTGCACAGTAGAGATAATCTACTAGCTCTTTATAAATAAATTGTAAAAACCCGTACGACACAGAAGTCGTTAAAATGTGGGTAAGATTATGGAGGACACAAACTCTATTGCTGTAAACACAACGGATGCTTCCGTTACAGAGTCAGCACCTGTAGAACAAGCAACTGAAGATACTTCTATTGAGTCGCCAGAGAAGGCGTTAATCTCCGAAGAGGTAGAACAGGGTACTGAAGCTAAACCAGAGACTAAGGTAATCCCTTATGAGAGATTTGCTGAGGTCAATGAGAAAGCGAAGAAGTACGAAGCAGAATTAGCAGAACTAAAAAGGCAACAGGAGGAAAACCAGAGACTTGCCACAATGTCTCCTGATGAACTAGCTCAACAGCAACAATTAGAAGTTGCTAAGGAGACCTTAAAAAAGTTGGGCTTTGTTACAAAGGAAGAGCAAGAAAGGATTTTGCAGGAAGAGAAAGCAGCAAATATGTTTATATCAGAATGCAATCGTTTGGAGGGTAAGTATGATGGGAAAGATGGTATGCCTAAGTTTGTTGCGACTGAAGTCGCTGCATTTATGGACGAGTTAGCAAGTAAGGGACAGTATATATCTGATCCTGAGACTGCATATAAACTCAAGTACATAGACCAGATAGCAGAGGCAAAGGCAAAGCAACAGAGAAGTTCTACATATTCTGAGAAGCAGCAGGGAGGAATGAATCAGGTAGATGACACCAGAAGTTCAGAACTTGAAGCTGCTGCAAAAACAAGAGACTTTGTACAGTTTCTTAAAAAGCATGCACCAATGCCAAAGTCTTAACATTTAGGCAAGGTAAAGACATTGGGAAGGCGTAAATAGTCGCTGTGCTTTTATAGACTGTTTGGTCCTTGTATTATCGGGGACTTTTAATTATTAGAATTACTAAAATGGCTGTATATCAGACATACAATACCTCTACAAATCACGAAGATTTGACAGATGTATTAACAAAGATTGGTGATATGACTACACCTGTGTACTCAAAGCTCAGGAAGGTATCTGCAAAGAATACTATTCATGAGTGGAGTACATATGAGCATGACAGTGCGGCTATAAATGCACAGGTTGAGGGTGATATATATACCTATGGCACATTAACTGCACCACAGAGACTTTCTAACTACACTCAGATTTTTAGAAAGACATTCCAAGTGTCTAACACTCAACAGGCAGTTGACCCTGCAGGAATGGAAGATGAGTATGCGTTCAGGGTTCAGGTTGCCCTAGAAGCTATTGGGAGAGACATTGAGAAGGCTCTTGTCAATGGTACTGGTGCATCTGGTGCTACTGGAACTGCTAGAAAGTTAAAGGGTATTCTTGCATTCATTACTACAAATGTCTCCAGTGCATATGGGACCGCAACTGGAAGTGGTGCAAGTGGAAGAGCATTAACAGAGGGTGAGATAAACAAATTAATTCAGGATTGTTACTCAAATGGTGGAAGACCAGATTGGTTACTAGGTTCTTATACACAAGTAAATAAACTGGCTCAACTTATGAGTGCACACAGAGAGTATAATGATGGAAACAAAGAGTTTACATCTCAAATGCTTGTTTACTCGTCTCCGTTTGGAAGAGTAATGGTAGAAGGTGATAGTCAGATTCCTGACGACACACTTACGGTCTTGCAGAAAGATATGTGGGCTGTAGCACAACTAAGACCAGTTAAAAAGATAGATACTCCAGAGACTGCTGATGCAAAGAATGGAGTCTTGATTGGTGAACTGACCTTAGAGGCTAGAGCAGAGAAAATGAACGGTAAAGCAACTGGATTAGCAGTCTAGTTTAATTACTAAGTAGT